GGTGGCTTCGCGTTGCTGGTCGAGGCTGGCGCCGCGGCGGACGAACAGCGTGGCGGTGGCGTGGTCGACGAGCACGTTCTTTGGTGTGCCGTCTTCGTGTTCTCCGAGGTCGTCGCTCATCACGAGGGTGATTGAGCGGTGTCTGGACAGGGCGGCCATGAGCAGCGTGACCACGGGATCGAGACGTGTGGCTTGCGACACAGGGTGATTCAACCGGGTCTATCTGTGCTGGTCATGGCTCGGATCGACGGATGGTGATCGTCTGCTCGTCGGCTCGCTGGCTACTCCGAGTGGCGAGGTGATTGCTCTGTGGAGCACCTTGTGTTGCAACGCACCGTCCACTATGGACAGTGGTCACGGGGTGACGNCGCCACCATCCGACCACACGAACCGCGCCGACCGAGCCTCCACGANCGCCTCATCCACCACCGGCGACTCCGCCGGCGGCGAGTACGACCCCGGGCATTCCACCGCGAGATGAGTCCGACTCGCCATGCTGAACCCGAAATCCTCCTGGCACCAGTGGCGGTTGTCCCCCAACGCGCACCACTGCCTCAAGGCCGGCTGGTCGACGTTGACGAACGAACACTGCACCGGCCAGTTGTCGCTGTTGTCGACCATCAGGTTGTACGCGAGCAGCCGTCCGCCCCGCGGGAACTGGTCGGCGTAACTGCGCGGCATCTGACGAGCCACGATCAACGGCAACCCGGTCGCTCTCGCGAACGCAACATGCCGGGCACCGTGCGGCGAGCCGGGCTGTTCGACGGTGAAGAACTGGTGGTAGCTGGAACTGTTCTTCACCTGATCGATCTTGACTTTGAACGTCGGCACGTACGGCCCCTCGTCGGTGTCGTACGCGTCCGGCTCGTACTCCCACTCGATCTCCAGGTGGTCGAGGAAAATGGCCCAGCGGGCCACGGTGCGAGACGGAAACCGGATACCTGCGTACACGACCGGCAACGGCTGCACTGGCACGATGAGAGTCCTCCTGCGGGTGTCGTCGAAGGGGTGGCGTCGATAGGTCAATTGGCCGGTGGCTCGGCCTGGTCGGTGGCGAACGGGTCCCGCCCGGCCGCGACGTCGCAGTACGCGCAGTAGCTGCGGCCGGGACGGGTGAGCATCAGTACCTGACCGCACCCCGAGCACCGCTCGCCCTCACGCTGCGGCTTGGACCCGTCAGCTGTCCAGTCGATCGGCACGGGCTCGGTGGCGGTGTCGCTCATGGCGATCAGTGTCCCGTAGCGGTTGGCGGCGGTAAACGTGTAGGGGTCCACCCTGGACGGAAGCCGCTGGTCAACGCCGCCCGTCGATCACCAGCCGACCTCCACCTCGTCCAGCAGCGGCGAGCACCGGGTGCGCACATGGCGTGCCGTAAGCTCGGCCCCCTTTCCGGGGTTGCCGTCGTGCTGCTCGTGCAGCCGCTGCCGCCGACTCGAATAGGTCATGACGTCAGTACTCCTGGTGTCGGTGGTGAGGGGCGTGGTCGATAGAGAGGGCCGGCCCCGACATCACCGGGCCCGGCCGGGCCGGTCAGATGCGGCGAACGGTGGCGGTCCAGCGGGACGGGGTGCGGCAGCTGACGTGCACGACGACACCGCCACCGGCCATGTCGCCGTAGTGCAGCTCGCGCTCCACGGAGACGATGTGCTCGCCGGTGATCTCGTCGAACACGTCGGTGGTGACGGGCCGGGCGGCAACAGTGGTGGTGGTGTTCATCTGGCGGTTGCTGTCCTTTCTGGTCGGTCGGGGTGGCCGGGGTTTGGCAGGTCAGAACGGCTCGTCGTCCGGGATGGCGGCGAGCATCGCCGGGGTGAACCCGTTGACGCTGCGGGCGAGGAACGCCTGGGCGGCGGCGGCGATGCCGCGCCGGTGCTCGTGGCCGTGACCTGCGCCCTTGCAGGCGCAGTCGCACAGGGAGGGGTGCGACTCGGCGGTGGCGCAGGAGGGCTTGTCGCAGCGGAAGGTGTTGGTGTCCCACGCGGCGGGGGCGAGGTCCTGCGGGGCGGCGGGGGTGAGGGTGGCGGCGTTCACGAGGGACAGTTTAGGACAGTATCGGACAGCACTCAAGTACAGGTGCAGCCACCACCCGCACCGCAGCAGACACGCGACTGCCCGCCCCCACCACCCCCACCCGCACACGCTGCCGAACGCACCACCATCAACCGCGGGGAAGGGCAGGACCGTCGCGTGCCACCTTTCGGCTGGCGAGCGCCCAAGCCTGACGAGCTGGCCGCCTACGTGCCCAAACCACCGCAACTACGCGTGCTCCGCGCCGCCGGCCAGCGCATCGACCTGTCCGCCCGCGACACCGCCGCCCGCCTCGCCGCCACCAAGCAGAGCTGGCAGCAGACCGCCTTCGACTACCGCACCCTGATCGGCGAGATCCGCGAAGCGCACCGGCTACGCGCCCAAGCCGTCGCCAAGTGCCGCTTCTACGTCGCTGAGAAGCGCCCCTGGCCCGAGCCGCCGATCCCGCTCGACACCGGCGACCACCACCTGGACAAGCAGCTCGCCGCCGACGCGATCGTCAACTTCAACCGCATCCCGTTCGACCCCTCACCGGACGGTTTCACCGCCCGCCTCGACGAGAACCTCAACTGCGTCGGCGAAGCGTGGATCCACATCGACGCCGACGACGTCTTCCACGTCCGCTCCATCAGCGAGGTCCAGATCGGCTCCGACGGCCGCATCGCGATCTCCACGCTGCCCGGCATGAAATCCGTGGTGCCGATCGACCCCGACCGGGAAGCGCTGCTGCGCTGCTGGGTGCAAGACCTGGAATGGTCCGAACTGGCCGACGCCCCGATGCGGTCCATGCTCGGCGTCGCCGAAGACGTCGTGCTCACCGGCCGGGAGATGCGCGCCGGCTCCCGCTCCCGCGTCGCCGCCAACGGCATCCTGCTGGTGCCCACCGAACTGTCACTGGTGCGGTCCCGCGACGACGAAGACGACGGCGACGGTGACGGCATCGAACGCGACACCTTCATGCAGGACTTCGTCGCCGCCATGCTCGCCCCGCTCGACGACGACGGCGACGCCCAACAGGTGGTGCCCATCGTCATCCGCGGCGACAAAGACGCCCTCGACGGGGTCAAGCACATCACCCTGCAGCGCGCCGACGCCGAAAAGCTGATCGACCGTCAGCAAGCCGCGCTCGTGCGGCTCCTGCAGGGCCTGGACGTGCAGCCCGAGCAGATCGAAGGCGTCGGCGACACCAGCCACTGGAATGCGTGGCAGATCGACGCCCGCTCGATCAAGGAGCAGGTGCAGCCCGCCGCCGACACGATCGCCGCGTGCATGGTGAAGGCTTTCATGCGGCCCGCGCTGGAGTCGCTGGGCTACACCTCCGCCGACATCAACCGGATCACGATCATCGCGGACGCGTCCGACCTCGCCGAGAATCCGAACAGGGGCCAGGACGCCCGCGACGCCCACGACCGGCTCGTGATCAGCGACGCCGCGCTGCGCCGCGAACTCGGCTTCTCCGAGGACGACGCCCCCAACCCGGACGAGATCACGCGGCGGCTCGCGTCCAGCGGTCGCCTGCCCCCACAGGAGACCGCCGAAGTGCTCGGGCTGCGCCGACCCGAGCCGCGCACGGTCGACGGGCAGGTGCTGCCCCGCCAAGCACGCCAGGGCCGCCACCCCAGCCAACCCGGGCAACCCGGCCAACAGGCGGGGCTGCCCGCCGCCGACGGTGACCGGCCCGTCGCCACCCCCGGGCAGGTCACCCCTAACCAGCCGGTGCCCGAAATGCCGGCCGCGCCGCCCGACCCCAGCCAGGGCGCCCCCGCGCCCGGGCTGCGCGCCGCCGCCGACCCCGACGAGTTCGCGATGCACGTCGATGAGGACGCCTGCCGCGCGCTCGCCGCGATCGACGCGTCGCTGATGCAGCGCATCTGGGTCGCCGCCGACGACGCGCTCGCCCGCGTGCTCGAACGGGCCGGCGCCCGGGTGCGGTCGGCGGCGCAGCGGGACCGCGCCCTCGCAGCACAGCTGGTCAACCGGCCCGCCGCCGAGATCCCCGCGCTGCTCGGCCGGGACAAGGTGGCCGAGCTGGTGCAGGTGACCGACCTGATCACCGACGAGTACGCGCGGCTGCGCGGACAGGTCACCGGCTGGCTGCGCGACGCGGCCGTCGAGGCCGGGATGGCCGCCTGCGACGTGCTCGGCGTGAACCCGCACAGCCCGCTCGGGCAGCGACTGTCCGGGGAGATCACCTCCCGGCTGGCGGGCCACGTCGACCCCGCGTGGCAGGTGCTGCTGCGCGAGCTGCACGAGGCCGCCGAGTGGGCGCTGTTCGAGCCGTCCGGTGCGGTCGACGACGAACCGGGCGAACAGACCGCAAGCCCGCTCACGGCGCAGGACATCGCCGACGTGCTCGCCGTCGCCGGTGGTGACCAGCTGTTGGTGATCGCCGCGTCCGCCGCCGACCACGCCGACGTCGACGTGGACGCGTTCGCCCGCGGCCAGCAGAACAGCGGCGGGTGGAAGGGCAAGCGGCGCAGCCGCCGACCCGACAAGAAACGCCGCCCCCGCACCAACCCCGGCACCGGGCTGGCGACCGGGCCGGTGGTGCAGCAGGCCCTCGCCGACGAGGGCGCCGTGCTCGTCGGCTGGGAGTGGGACTACCGGCCGCACCAGCCGCGCAAGACTTTCGAGCCGCACCGCAGGCTGCACGGGGTGCGGTTCTCCACCTGGACCGACCCGAAGCTGGACACCGACGCCTCGACCGCGTGGTTGGGCCGCTACTTCCACCCCGGCGACCACAAGGGCTGCTTGTGCGGGTCGACCCCGATCTTCGCCGTGCTGGACGACCCGGAGGGCATCGTGGCGCGACGACTGGCTGCCGCGAAAGGTGACCCGCGCAAGATCGCCGTGGACAAGCTCGCCGCCGCGGACGACGCCGCCGGCCGGGTGGGCACGTCGGCGCAACAGACCGCGGAGATCCGACGCCGCCTGACCGAGCAGATCGAGGCCATGCGGGCGGAGTACATCGACAACCCGAAGCGGAGGCGGCGCCGGTGAGCGTCGTCGAGTACAGGCCCGAGCAGCAGCTCGCCGCCCGTCCGCTGCCGATCGGACGGTTCGTTGCCGCCGAGCTGGTCGACGCCTACAAGGTGCGGTACGTGCGCACCCCCGGCGGTGCCCGCCGCTACGGCGTCCCTATCGGCTTCCCCATCCCGGTCGGTCGCAGGTCAGCC